GGGCTTGGTATATGGAGAGTACAATGACTGTAACCTACGTATATCGTGGCATTAAGTACACAAGAGTAATCGGTTAATAGGCCGTACAGGGAGGTTCAAGTCCTCCCATCTCTATTGGCGAGAGCCCAGTACGCTGGATACCTTGAGCCGTCTAGACGGTGGGATAGACCACAAAAAATGGCCAAAAAATTTCAGATCTGAGAAAAGTAAATCAATATCATTCTTAGAAATGGCACAACAATCAAGTAATGACCCAGCAAGCCTTACACGGACGGGTCAACTAAATGCAGCTGGCTCACAGAGAGCACTGTATTTAAAATTGTTCAGTGGAGAAATGTTCAAAGGCTTTCAGCGTAACACAATCGCTAGAGACTTAGTACAGAAGAGAACACTTTCCGGTGGAAAGTCAATGCAGTTCATCTACACTGGACGCACAAAAGCCGAGTATCATACACCCGGTAACAGCATACTAGGTAACTCCGATGGAGCACCTCCAGTAGCTGAAAAGACAATTACATGCGATGACCTATTAATCTCAAGTGCATTTGTCTATGAGCTAGATGAGACTTTATCTCACTATGACCTCAGAGGAGAGATTTCTCGTAAGATCGGATACGCTCTTGCTGAGAAGTATGACAGACTTATCTTCCGTCAAATTGCAAAAGGTGCACGTCTTGCGTCACCAATCACTAAGTCAGGCTATGTAGAGCCCGGTGGTACACAGATCAGATTAACCAGAAGTGGTGTAACAAACGCTACTGCTGCTTATGATGCTACATGTTTAATCAACGGTTTCTATGATGCTGCTGCTGCACTAGACGAGAAGGGAGTAGGCTCTGAAGGTAGAGTAGCTGTACTTAACCCAAGACAGTACTACGAACTTATCCAGAACGTTGAATCAAACTCTCTAATCAACAGAGACGTACAAGGAGACGCATTACAGTCTGGACAAGGTATCATTGAAATTGCAGGCATTAGAATCTACAAGTCAATGAACATTCCGTTCTTCGGAAACTATGGTACTAAGTATGGTACTGCATCTGCTACAAACCCCGGTGTAACAAGCCCCGGAAACGTAGGATCTTTCATTGGTGATGACACTACTACTAATGGAATGGAAGATGCACGTTCTAACGTAACTGGTATCCATAACAACTATGGTAATCACTCTGACTTCGAGAACAGCTGCGGACTTATCTTCCAAAGAGAAGCTGCTGGTGTTGTTGAAGCTATCGGCCCACAGGTTCAGGTAACTTCAGGTGATGTATCAGTTGTATACCAAGGTGACGTAATCCTTGGAAGACTAGCTATGGGTGCAGACTTCCTAAACCCAGCTGCTTGTGTTGAGTTACTAGCCGGTGCAGACCCTGCTTCTACAGGTAATGCTGCGTTCGGTGACAACTATCCAACAAACGCTTAATTTTTATTTTTATACGGGGGCTTCGGCTCCCTTTTTTCTTATGGCAACCACAACTATTGACATCGATACCGAACTATCCGCAGTGAACAGTATACTGGGAGCTATCGGACAAGCACCTCTAACAACTCTTAACTTTGACAACCCAGAGGTGTCATTTATATTTAACCTACTCCGTGATGCTAACGTAGACACGCAGGCAGAGGGGTGGCATTTTAACACAGAGAAACATGTAAAGTTTGCAATAGATGCTAATGGCAAGATTGCTATTGGTAACGACATATTGTCGATGGATTTACATGATAATTACATTAAACGTACAAAAGATTTAGTACGTCGTAATGGATTTCTCTATGACAAAACAGATCACACTGATGTCTTCACAACAGATCTAGTTCTTGATGTCGTCAGACTATATAACTTTGAAGATCTACCTATTGTTTTTAGAAGATTTATAACATACAGAGCATCTAGGCAGGCAGCTACACAGCTAGTCGCAAACCCAGCTTTGGTAAGACTACTCGGTGTACAAGAGGGTCAAGCAAGAGCAGCTCTCATGGAGTATGAGTGCAATCAAGCCGATCATAGTATGTTTGGATTTGATGACAACACAGCATATCAAACATATCAACCATTTAGAAACCTTAGAAGATAATGGCAGGCATAACACAAACTATCCCTCAATACTCAGCAGGCATATCAGAGCAGCCAGACCACTTAAAATTTCCGGGTCAGGTAACAGATGTAGTCAACGCTATACCAGACGTTACCAAAGGTCTGTTCAAGAGGCCGGGTAGTAAGCGAATCGGAACTGATGCTCTATCTAGTGTACAGAGTGGTGGTTCGTGGTTCCATTACTTTCGTGACGAGACAGAAGGATCTTATATAGGACAAGTAGCGGCAGATGGTCAGGTCAGAGTGTGGCGTTGTACAGACGGACAGCTGATGACCACCAGCTACACACATGATGGTGTTAATCACCAGTCAACAGTACAAAACTATCTAGCAACAAGTGAACCAGAAAACCTCCAGTTCCTCACAATTAACGATACCACCTTTGTTAATAGTCGTGATACTACTAATGCTAACACTCTCATTGGGACAACGGGAACTACAGATGCTACACCAGATGCTCACTTCGCTTTTATAGAATTATTACGTACAGAAAACGGTAGGCAGTATGGGCTTAACTTCTACAATGATGCTACTGTCCAAACACTAAACCGTGCTACACGTGTCAAAATACAGAGTGATAACCTTGATGAAACTGATGGTTCGGGAGACTGTCCCGGAATCGGTACAGAAGTATTCAGTGTTGACTCTGGTAATAAAACAAACTTAATATTTAGACTCAATACTTTGGGGCAACAAGGTGTAAGCCCTAACTACAATGCTAACACAAGTGGCCCCGGTGGTGGTGACTACAGATGTAGTTACAATAGAGAAGTAGTATTACTACATGGCGGTGAAGGTTGGGTTACAGGTGATACAGCCACTGTAACTATGGAAGGATTTAACTATACTATACGTGTAGAAGATCATGAAACTACTTCAGTAAATGCTAATCTCAAGCTAGTCAGACCTGAGCCTACACCATTTGATGCTGATACAGCTGTAACAGCAGATACGATATTAGCTGGTATGAAAACAGAGATTGATACTATATCAGGTCTGAGTGCTAAGATTATAGGTACAGGTATATACATATCTAGTTCTAGTGCTTTTAACGTAACAGTTGTAGAAGAAGATCTTATGCGTGTTATGCAGAGTTCAGTAAATGATGTGACTAACTTACCTAACCAGTGTAAGCATGGATACATTGTAAAGATTTCTAACTCTCGTATGGCAGAAGAAGATGACTACTACCTACGATTTGATGGAGAGAATGACAGAGATGGATCTGGCTCATGGTCAGAGTGTGCAAAGCCGGGTATAGCTAAGTCCCTGACTAACATGCCACTTGTCATACAGCGTACAGCTACAACTACATTTACTGTTAGGCCATTTACATACAGAGATAGAGATGTTGGTGATGATACTACCAACCCTATGCCATCATTTGTAGGTGGACGTATCAACAAGGTATTGTTTTTCCGTAATAGATTAGCACTGCTGTCAGGTGAGAACGTAGTATTATGTAGACCGGGTACGCTAGGTATACCAGATTTCTTTGTAGAGTCTGCTCTAACTGTCGGTGCGGCAGACCCTATTGATATATCTGCTGCCTCTATGTTCCCATCCGAGTTGTTTGATGGTATAGAAATCAACACAGGTTTGCTTGTATTTAGCACGAACCAACAGTTTCTACTATCATCTGACGATACAGTTCTAAACCCAGACACAGCTAAATTACGTAGTGTGTCTACATTTAATTATAATAAAGATATAGCTCCCATATCTCTAGGTACTACAGTTGCCTATGTAGATAACTCAAACAAGTTTAGTCGATTCAATGAAATGGCTAACACACGTAGAGAAGGAGAACCAAATGTAGTAGAAGTAAGTAAAATAGTTCCTACATTATTACCAAAAGATATAGACCTCTTGACTAACTCAAGAGAAAATGCTATTATATTATTAGGTAAAACAAACTCAGATACCGTCTTTGGATACAAATATCTAAATGTCGGAGAAAAAAGACAACAGGCTGCATGGTTTAAATGGAAGCTCAACAATCCTTTGATATATCATTTTATCATAGATGACGAGTATTTCTTTTTAGATAGTGACTACTACCTACAAAGCATCAAACTTATACAGGCTGATAATGACCCTAGCATAACACAAGATGATGTCGACTTCTTATTACATGTGGATAATCATACTACTGTTAGCGGCGGCAGCTTTAACTCAACTACGAATATAACTACCTTTACCGGTGTTAGCTGGTTGAATACAGTTACCACACCTAATCACGATTTAGTAGTGATTGACACAAACACCAGTGCGTCACGAGTTGGACGTTACGCAAAAGCTACGGTATCAGGCACGAGCTTTACTTTACCGGGTAACTGGTCAGGTGTAACACTTACAATAGGTTACATATATCCATACCAAGTTAAGTTTCCTAGATTCTATCCACAGAAACAAGCAGAGCAGCAAGTTGTATCTGATACAAACTCTTCTTTGGTTGTACACAGAGTCAAGTTTCACTTTGGAAAGGTAGGTCTATACGAAACAAAACTAGAACGTGTAGGTAAACCAGACTACACAGAAGTATACGAGTCTACAGAACTCGATGAGTATGACGCATCAGATGCACCATATCTTGCAGAGTTTATCAAGACTGTACCAGTATACGAAAGAAATACAAACGTCGAAATAACGTTAACATCAAACCATCCCGCCCCAGCTACGCTTAGATCGTTGTCTTGGGAAGGTGACGCTAATCAAAAATATTACAGACGTGTCTAATTACATTCACCCAATCACGTTGGAGGCTGCCACACAGGTTGCCTCTAATCTCCGTCCAGATGACCTCAGAGAGGTTGAAGAGGGGCATGGGATAGATCCTACCGCCCTTCCTTTTCTGATGTCTCAGAACCCATCCTACGTGTATTTCACAGTGCCTGACGGCAAGACTGCTGGCATGGCCGGAGTAGGAAAAGAAGGTGACATATGGATGCTTTGCACTCCAGAGATACACCGATACCCGATTACATTTGCAAGAGAAGCCAAGCGGTATGTCGATAGCCGCACAGAGCCTCTCCTTTGGAATATAGTCGATAGCAGAAACAAAGCACATCTTAGACTGCTTAAGTTTCTAGGCTTCAAGTTTTTACGTAAAGTAAAACATGGGCCAAACAGTATAACATTTATAGAATTTTGCCGTGTGCGTAGATGCTAATGCGGGTGCTCGTTTTGCTGCAAGGCAGAAGCACCTAGATAAGACTTTTAGATTTAAGTCACAGAGTATTCAGTATTGGAATAGAGAGACTGAACTCAAACGAGACAAAAATAGAATAGCTAGAGGATACAGCATAGGTATCAGTAATGACTATGCTAGAGCCCTAGAAAAACAGGGAGCTGCTTTTAAATCTGCTGAGACAGCATACAAGAAGTATATATCCAGTAAGGGTAGAGCTAGAAGCTTTCAAGGCGGTAGGACTAAGGCTTCACAAAGAGGTCAGTTACTACAACTACTAGCAGCTAAAGGAAACCTAGAAAATAGAATAAAGAAAGAGTTTGGCCGCAACATGGATGCTAGATACAGAAAGCGTCTAATGCAGATGCAGACACAGCAAGTAGCAGCTAGACAGAAGTTAGGCAACAGACCAGAGTTTGGTGCTCCAGTTCTAATGCCACCAACAGATTATCTAAGTACAATTATCAACGCTGGTATATCTCTAGGTTCTGCATTTATAGGTGCATCAGGTAGTGGATCTGACATTAAACTAAAACAAAATATAGAACAAGTTGGTATATCAGATCAAGGCTATAAAGTATATGAATTTAATTACATAGATAGTCCGGTAAGATATCGTGGAGCTATGGCTCAAGATGTAGTTAAGAAGAATCCAATGGCTGTTGGTATACATCCAGAAGGTTATCTAACTGTTGATTACAGCAAGATAGATGTAAACATGGAGGTTGTATGAGTTCATCATATTTTGAAACTATCGGTCGTCAATCGGGCATGACCCCACAGGTTGACGACAAACTGGCCTTTGCTGATACAGAGGGCAGTCAAGTCAAGAATATAGGAGAGCAAGCCAAAGAGCTAGAGAAAGATCATTCTGACTTTATACAGCAGAGAATCAATGACTTCAATGCTCAACATAGTAGGGACATGAAAACTCTTGGTAATATCATAGAGTTTGTTCCTACTGCTATGAAAGGTATAGAAAAACTTCAAGATATACAAGATGACCACGATTACTGGAAACGTCTTGTAGCTACTGGTCAATCATTAATAGATGATGGTGGCCTTGAAGAAGAAGATGGTGTACTAAATGTAGGCTTATATGGTGAAGCTGGTAGTCTAGCAGTAGAAGGAGCTCCGGGGTATATCCAGCGTATGACCTTAACAGCTGCTAATACACAAGCTGGTGCTAACGATAGAGTAATTGCAAACAGATTAGCTAATAATGTACCCGGATATTTTAGTATGGGTATAGGTTCAATTAAATTACCTACTGCCGATGGCCCGTTAGGTTTTAACGAAATACTAGATCCAGAACAACTTAATACTTTTTTAGATATAAATGCTTCTATGATTATAGGAGCTGCTATGAACGCCAATCCTACAATTAGTGAAAGAGTTTTAAGAAAACATTTGCTACCTAAAATACTTGCACATCAAAATGTTGAAAGGCAAAGATGGGAACAGAACCAACGAGCTGCATTTGATGCGTCACTAAAAACTACAGAGCAGCTACAAATATGGGAGTCAGCAAATAATGCAGCAACAGCACTAAACGGTGCATTTGGGCCGACAGGTTACATACAAAAGAAAGCTGCATTTTATAATCAGCTTACACCCGGAGCTGGTATGAAGATGGCAAAGAATGAGTGGACAGACAATATGGAAGTTGGCATACTGGGAGGCTATGTGTTACCAGATCAAGTTGACTCTATACTTACAACACCATTCAAGGCTAAGGATGGCAGCTTTACTACATTTGAAAAGCTTGATCCTATCAATGCGAGAAAACTTAGATCTGCTGTAGCTAAGTTTGAAGCTGGTGAAGCAGAAGCTGTACAAGAAAGAATCGAAGCAGAAGAGAAAAAGTTTGTCTTTGAGTATATAACAAACTATGAAGGGCCAAAAGACGAAGACTATATTAAGAATGTAACTAAAGCTTGGAGAACAAACTTTAATAATACTAAGTACCCAGAAGAACTAAAAAACTTATACACCGCAGGGTTTGAAGATGAGCTTGCAAAAGTAGAAAGACTAGAATATATAGCTAGTCAGGGTGGTATAGTTACTAATGAAGATATATCTACAATAATAAACCCCGGTCTACTTAAAAGAGCACAGGCAGCTGTAACTAGAGCAAGTCTTGAAACTGTACCAGAGGACGTAGAAAAAGAAGCCAAGAAGCTTATCAAAGCAAATGTAGCTGAACACACCTTTGAGAATGATCTAAGTAAAGCTACTACACCTAAGTTTGTAGCAATCGAAAGACAAGCCTACAAAGGTTTTAAAGCAAAGTTTGCAGAACTAAAAGGTAATGGTGCATCTGATTTAACAGCCCAGTCTGGTGCAGAAAGCTTTGTTATTGAACAAATTAAAGAAAACAAGTTTAACGAGTTACCTGAGTACTCTCCAGCTAACGCAGCTGGTAAAGCTATCAACACATTTAGAACATCATCAATAGTACAACCTGATATTATTTATAGTAATACAGCGATTGCTGGTGAAAAGCCTTATTTAGATACAGCAGAAGAATACTTTAAGTCAGATTTTAAACTAGGCAGCTTGCCAGAATACTATACACTAGCA